TCTTGACAAGCCGGTAACCCAGGCGGTCAGTTGACTGACTCAGGGGGCGACACGGAACACAACGCCAATTGTGATTCACTATACTGTGGTTATCCGGGTAGGTTACTACCATTTTGCGACACGGAGCAAGGCGCAACTCTTACTTCACCGTCAAGTGGTCATCCGTTTATAACGTACTTTGAGCACTGTTGTATCTTATTTAAAGTTGTTTTGTTTTTGTTTTATCTTATTTCATCTTATTCAAACCGACTGGGGTCACGGATTAATGTGGGCTCAGATGGGCACTGACTACATGAATATTTCAGTCTTCGCGTATATTATGCCAGAGATGCACTTGGCACATAAAGACGCTGCCTCTCCATACGGTAGCGTACACCGGAATACCTTTCCTTCACTAGCTGCACCCCACGCGAATGATTTCACATCACGCAGCGGTATCTCGTACCCAGCAATGCGTAGTAGGTGAGCCACTTGTTCAGAGCTCAGTATCCCTTTCATCAACATCAGTATTGGTGAGCGAGTAAATACACCATCAATAGCACGTTGTTTAACCAAATCTTCCGCCCACCATGACCCTCTCATCACATCACCTTTTACCATCGTTACTGAGACGTTCCCTGTCGATCGCGTCGCACTACTCAAGCTCTTGGCATATGATGCCTCTTTCATAGTGTTCTCGACGCTGACCGAAAAGTTGGTCATAGCGTAACGTTCCAAAGGTGTGGTGTGTGAACTCAGGTAGCTCTTTGTGGCGTAACCCGGGAGCGGCAACAGCGCATCCCGCATCTCCTCAGCCTCACCCCTATCCGTGCACACCCATACAGATTTTATATAAGTATGTGAGCCATAGACAGGGCCCGATCCTAGTGCTAGGTTGCCGGATAGCAGTCCCCTGGCGATGTGTAGGCCCACTCTAAATCTTCTGTTTAGACTGTATGCTACCGCATAGGGAAATACGTCGGACCCAGAACGGTTGATACACGACCGCGTTGTTGTGATCATCGTTGATATGAGCTCGTGGGGGTCGAGCTTGTTCGTGTTCTCCCAATTGCCATTAACAAGTGAACACAGAGATCTGGGGAGGTACCCAATGGCGTACCTGTTATTTATCGACATACGTAAGAACTCATATGCTATTGTACCGATACTCTGTTTCATAGGGTTTATCTTGACGCCGCGCTCCCGCAGACGATTCAGGAGTAGATCAACGTCTTCATACGAACTGAACCGTGCAACGACATCATCACCAGTGTGCAGTGAGTCGAACTGCGCGACTAACTCTGGTGCAGCTGCATAAATATACGCCGTGTTGAGTATGCTGTTCATGAAAGTCGTACCTCTGTGTCCTGACATCAGTGTTGCCGATATCTTGCCAACCAATCTACCTGCTACAAAAGCCTGCATTCGGTCAAAGCTTGCTATCAACCTGTCAAGATACGTGGGATCATAGCCCGTGCGCATGCCGACTTCCTCAATCACAATTTGTTGCGCGCGCAGTGTGTGAGACTCATTGAACGCGTCGTAGTCAAGCATTACACCCACTAGGCCTCGCATCCGTTTTATTCGAGACACAATACCTATTGCACCTTTCCCACCTGGGTCTAGCAAAGTTCGCCTATTACGCCAGGCGCGTTCAACTGTGCTTAACATGTGTTCGAATGCTACATAACTCACAGTGTCGCACGCTAGTAGTAGTCTAGTCTTACCCGGCTCCAGTTTTTCAGAAGCTGATACGTAAACGTCCCCTTGCCATGAAGTGAGCGGGTTGGCTTTGAACTGTTCTATCGCCACGCGCCTATGTGCCCGGCCCTTGTATTCAATTGCCCACGTGGGGTCACGCCTCTCCCGTATCCTAGAATGTCCACCGTTTACGCACCATGCCCACCGACGATTCCAGAAAGAGTCGGTATCCTCATACTCTAATGGCTCTTCGGGTAGCTCTTCATCAAGAACCTTCCTAACGGCTGACCTTAATGTCACGTCATCAAACAGTTCGGGACATAACATACGGCCCCTCTCACCAACACGGTCGCCAACCTTCGATTCCATGTCAATGCTCCCGGTCCCGCGGCCCTGAAGGCACTGAGCTTCACAGAAGACAGCACCGCACAGCTGCGTATTTGCCCCCAAGCCCTTCAGGACTACAGTCAACGCCTTAGCGTTGTCGGGCTGCCACACTGCCCTAGTAGCTAGTTCACATGCGTCGCTGTATATGTGCTTTATTGACAACCCATACAATATAGCCATAGCTGCTCTGTCGTTCGTGAGGCCGTAGAGTTCTCGTTCTAGCGCCTTAAATTTACCAGCTGTGGCTGGTGAAACATCGGTGATAGCGTCGAGAACGTCAGACAGGAAGATGTTTGATTTAAACGCCGCAGCTTCGTGCGCTTTAATCGGAAAATTCTTCTGTTCACGTTCCTTAAATAAATCATACCCATGGGGTATGTCAGTTCGCGGTACAATTGGTGCAAAAGCACTTCGGACTAGACGCATAATAGCTGCACTTGATAACGGTGTCTGCACAGTGAAATCACAGCACAGCATGCTCAAAGATGCAACCTTAAGCTCTAGAATAACGTTTTTAAGCCCTGATCTTATAGAATTATGTCCCTGGGCTTGTATGGACATCTTCTCGATGTGCACCATCTGTCTGGTCACGCCTATATCGATGAAATCAGTTCTGAGTTCATCTAGAGGGCATATAGACAGTAGGTACACACCTATTGAGCCCAACTCCCGCGCACGAGAGTGGGCGCGCTCATAAAGAGCGCTCATGTTGCGGCCAGAGGTGACGGCGTTGCGTCACCTCCTTCGCCTACAGTGCCGGGCGAATCCTCAACTCCGGCGTTTGTGAGTCCTTCTGACTCGGCTGTGTCCTCGTCCTTACCCTTCGCATCAGCCATTACTTCGAGCTCAGCTTCAAGAGCCGATTTGACAATTTGCTTTGATGATTTGGCACTTGGTCGATTGGGCTTAGGGTTGTCCTTAGACTTCGATGCACTGACTTTGTGCGTCTGGTCCACAAATACAATGGGAGCGGGTGCCCCTCTCTTCACCACAACCGGTGGCCTATCAGTGCCCGGTGTGACGTGAAGTTCAAAGTCGCCGAGCGTCACAACGACGTCCTTCGGTGCGTCATACTTAGCTGGTTCGAAGTCACCCACGATGAACTCGCTTCCTCCGGTTCTGTAGCCTGCGCTTACGGCCTCCCTCGCATTCGAAAGAGCAGTATTGGCAGTAGTACGCGCTCGGCGGATAGCTCTAGTCCAAGTGTTCGAAGGCCCAGACGGGATTTCACTCGGCATTGAGCATGTCATCTCGACAGTGCCAGATGAAATCTCGTCGTAGTTCGGGAAGTGGATAGATCGTACCTGCATGTCGCGATAGTCATCAATGTAAGTACGTCTCACCATTGAGCCCATTAAGCTCCCGAGATACATGAATTCAGCGGGAGCTGGTAGTGGTGACTGTCCCCGGCCCCATAGGTATGAAGCCACATCATCTCCCGCTGTTCGCTTGTGCTCAATCGTGTCAGTACCGCCTGGCAGACACACCTTATCCTTCAAGAATTGTTTGGGAGTCAGCGCGCTCAAGCCATCCAAGAGGTGGTTATTTAGATGGACAATTAAAGCGTTCGTCCTAGCAGTTCTCCACGAATGAGCGAGGTTGAGGTAGCTACCTCGATCGTCCAAGCTAGCCACGCTCTCAAACATAGGATATTCAGTCTTTTCACCCGGTGTCGACAGTTGCGCATACCCTGCAGCAACTGCGTCAAACCTGTCGAAGTGTGACCTGACAATTGTTGTAGGTTCTATCCAGAACCATGGAGCAACACTGACGCTGCTTAGGTGGCGGTTGACGGAATCAGGTGTTATACCCGACTTCCCAGTAGCACGCCTCAGCCGCACAGAGTTGGACATCATTGAGGAAGCAGTGGTGAAGCATGCTGTTAACATAGAGATCGCCTGGTCCCCTTTTCCGGTGACGTTGAATAGAGTCCCAAGTGCCGATATGTAGTTTTGGCTAAAATTGCCACATGTTGCAGCTATCTGGCCTGCGATGTCAAGCACATCATCCACGGTGCACTCAACATTCCCACCAGACTCAACCAGTGCAGTTCGTCGACTCGTGTACACACAAGGATATGTGCGCCCGTCAACTTGAGTCAACGGGGCCGCTACGGCTACAATCGCCGCTGACCCAATGGCAATACTGTCGATGAAGGCCCTGAATGAGGATCTTACCTCGAGTTGGGGCATAGGAAGGCCGACGAAGTCCTTAACCTCAGATGTAAAAATCGCGCCAAATGGTCGATTGAAAGAGCGTGTTCTAAGAACATCCCTAACATACCCACCTTCATCGGTGTGCGCGACAACAGAAAGTGCGTGGTGGACTCCCTTCGTAACTGCGAAAGCCATATCAGGCCCGCTCTCGCATGCATCGTACTGGGAAAGTAGTATGCGAAGTCCATAAACACATCCGAGTGCTAGATCTTGATTTTGAGGCTGGGCCAAGACAGGTGCATTATTGCCATCAACTTCGAGGATGTCAGTATAAATAGTCGCCCCCCAGGCATTAGCAGCCGCAGCTATGGCTGCAAATGCACCGAAAGAAGAGTCGACCGCGGCTGACCGTGGCATGAAAATTGCACCGTCTGCCGCCTGCACCGGGTCTGCACGTGTGTGAACGGCCCGGACCAACACAGGTTGCCCAGCACGGATTTCTTCACAGCTCAGCACCCCAGTGTAGGAGTACTTAGCTATTGCGACCGCCAGAGTAAAGGCGACTGCTGACAGGTCCATAAAGTCATGTTTGCCCGTATAGTTTGTAAACTTCTTGTTGAAATTGACCAACTCTTGGGACATTATGACTGATGTTTTGACGACCTGCTGAGTATTCTTTTCAGCGTCAGTCTCAACATTAAAGACAGAATTGTCGGAGAAGCGACGACCGACCTCGTACAGTATTGCTTTAGGGTCAGACTCTGGTGAGCCGCCTATGACAGAAGAGGTGGTCAATTGACCGGCATATCGCCGGAAGATCTTTTTGTCGGCTAAGTCGCCGGATGTACGGGCCGTGACGATTGCACTCAAAGGAGGTGCCACAGACGGGGCGGAGGATAAGTTCGTTGGGTTGTTCTCGGAGAACGTGGTCTTAGCACTCTTGGTGCTCAAAATATCCTGAATCATAACGCGGTAGTAGACACAGACTGGTTATCACAGGAACCCTCCTCCCTCGTGTGTGGTACCTCCCACACCCCGATCGCTTTTCAGGTCTGGGGGTGATCTGGCCTGCTGCTAAACAGGCCTGGAGCCGCAATCGTACGATCCGTACGGAAGATAAGTCAAT